GGGCTAACAAACCCTTGCGACGGCCTCCATTATGCCAAGGTGAAGGGGAAAAAGCGCCGTCCATCGTTCAGGACAGACCAGCTCAATACCATTCTCGGCTCGCCTCTGTTTAAGGGCTTTGCCGATGACGGCCGAGAGCATGAGCCTGGAAGCAAATTCGCCGATGACTGGCGCAAGTGGATTCCGCTCGTGGCCATGTTCACAGGTGCTCGGATAGGGGAAATTGCTCAACTGCGCATAGGGGACGTTCGCCTTGAGCGCGGCGTGTGGTTCATCCACATCCGCCACGACGAGGGCGAGGGCTTATCCACAAAAAGCGGTTTGAGCCGTCCGGCAGCTGTTCACACGATCCTTGAAGCCGCAGGTTTCATCGCGTTCCATAGCCGCCGCGCGGCCCTCGCCGGCAGCGATTTGAGCCAGCCTCTATTTCCAGAGATCGAAGCAAACAGTCGCGGCCAAGTCAGCGGTATGCCTTCACGTTGGTGGCGCAATTATCTCGCACGCATTGGCGTCAAGGACGGTGCGGATGGTTTCGGCGCTCACAGTTTTAGGCACACGCTGGCGGATCGTTTGCGGGTCGAAGCCGAGCTGTTGGATGACCAAGTCGAAGTGTGCTTGGGGCACAATCAGAAAACGACTACCAGCGGCTACGGAGGCGTCCCTCAGGGAACGGTGACGTTGTTCAAGGCGTGGATGGATGCGGTTCGATTTGACGGCGTGGAATTTGGCCATTTGCTCTAAATTCGCCAAAACGGCCGATATCCTCTAAATTGCGTTTTAAGGCTCATACAGCGCCATTAGAAAAATTTGGCACCCCGAGGTAGCTTGGGTCCTTTGGCGCGCTCAGCGGCTGTTAGGATCGAAAATTAGGGGCAAACGTTTTCCGTCCGGCACCCGCCGGAAGCTGCCTCCCTATTTAGGGCTCCGCCACAGCACGCCGAGACGGAGCCCGAGGGACAGCGTTACACGCCGGCAGGGTATGGGACCCGATGTGAACTCCGAGGGAAAACTCAATTCACCCACCGAGCGGTTGATGTAGGACCTTCTTCGTCCGACAGAACGTAACGAAAGCGAAGCTCTGATTCCTGAACGAAGTGAAGGAATCTGAATCAAGAATCTAAAATAATATATATAATATAATATATTATAATATAACAAACAAACAACGCGCGCCCGAGCGCATGTGTGTGCGTGTGCACGCGCGTAACCCCTTCGGCGTGTCAATGCAAGGGGTTTCATGAGCGGGGAAATGCGGTGGGGCTACCGGACGCGATCCCCCGCGGCGTGCCTGCCGGAGCCCTTAGCGTTTTAGGTGTTGCTTTTTCGTTCTGATATGCTATCCTTTGCAAATCAGGCCAATTGCGGCCGTGGCTCTACCTGCTGAGCGGAAAAATGCAGGGCTTTGCCTGACAGGGCATCGACAAAGGAACGGGCGCTGGCCGCCCATGCCTGGGAATAGGCCGCTCAAGCCGAGCGTCGTTAGGCTGATCCCGCGACTACGCGGTTCAGAAACCTAATCGGTGTTTTCCCCCTCGTGCCCTCAGTTCAAGCTAAATCCGGTCTAGCCGCGTCCATCGCTTCATGGCGTTCGGGCAGCGCTGGATTTTTCCGCTTCCTTTCGGAGGTAGAACCCCGCGTGCCGTCTGGCACCGGCGGGTTCATTCCATTCACGCCGGGCAAGCGCGAACGTGTGGAAATCATCCGAGCCCTAGACGGTGAGCACACCTCCGTTGCCGTTTTCTGCTGGCCCCGCCGTCACGGCAAGACGCTCACCAGCGCCATCATCATCGTATGGCGGTTCCTAACTCGCCCCGCTGAAAACATTGCTGTCGTCGCCAACTCTGAGCGCCAAGTCGTGGACACGGCGTTCCGCACAATTCGGCAGGCATTTGAGCACACGCCATTGCTCAAGCAACTGGTTGCGGCGGGCACGGTCAAGGTCGGCGCGGATCGTATCGAACTTCCCGGCACTGGCAGCGTCGTTCAGGCGTTCAGCTCCAACCCCTCGGCACTTTGGGGCAAGAAACTATCGTGTGCCCAGATTTCAGAAATCCATGCCGCCAAGAACGGTGGCGATGACGTATATGAGGCACTTGCCGGCTCGCTACTCGACACCGCCGGCTCGCTCATGCTCATCGACTCTACGGTGGCCCCCAAATCATCGAAGCTGTGGGAGCTGTATCAGGCTGCGAGCCACCCCACCGATCCCGACACGTCGATTTGCTTTAGCCATATCGCTTACAATGACCTTGACGATGCCTGCGCTAATTCGCCGGCCTGGATAAGCCCCACTAAGCTGCGCTCTCTTGCCCGGCAGATGCTGCCGCATAAGTTTGCCCTGCTCCATCTCAATCGATGGGGTGACGCGGCGAACCTGCTGTTCCCCGCCGATTTGCTGAATGCTTGCATCGAGCAATACCCTCTCGACGTAGCCTCTCTGTCGGCGGGTTCCGCTTCCATCGTCGGCGGGGGTCTCGACCGGGCCTTCGGCGGCACCGTGCGCGGCGACAAAACCGCCACCGCATGCGTCGCAAAGATCGCAATCGACGACGAAGAGCATATCTTTGTGCTCGATGCGGACGCGGTCCCTTTCAGCAGAATGGGCGGGATTAAGAGCCGGTTTGATAGTTATCAAACCAAGCACGGCATGCGCCGACTGGTCCTGGAGTCCTACGGCGCTCAGGACGTGGCGGAATGGGCCGCAACACGACCTTACGGCGCTGGCACGGAGGTTGTGCACCCGTCGCGCCGCACAAAATATGCCGCCTTCCTCGCGCTGTATCAAGCCGCTGCCGAACGCAGGTTACACATCCACCCTCGCTTTTCCGACCTGATTGCCGAGCTTCGGATTTTCGAAGTGCATGAGGATGGTAAAGCCACGGATGGAGAGGCGGCAGTGCCAAAATTCAGCCATCCACGGGGCGCTCATGACGACTTTGTTCATGCCGTCGCGTGGGCCGTTTACTCACTGCGAAGCATCACCCTGAATCCCTATGAGATTGATGGCATCCACTGCCATGGGCGTGGTCCCGCAGTCGCGCTTTGCGCGCTCAATGGCGGCGCGCAGATACCCGTGTGCGCCGATGGTTGCCGGTCCATGGCCCAAGCCCACTACCTCTTCGACACTTACCTCGCGCGCGGCCCGCTGGTCCCCGTGGACCTTCCTGCCTTCATCGCAACGAAGCTCCACAACGTGGGGGCGCACTCGCTACCCCGATGACGAAGGATACGAACTTGTTCCGCTGGCCCATCTTGGGAACTGACGTAGCCCGCATCACGGCGGGTTCGGCTCACCGCAAGGCGGAGTGTGCGAAGCGGCTCCGATATTATTGGGACCAATCCAGCGACGAGACCCGCCGGCTAATTGCTCAACGGTTCAGCCGTCCTGAGCACTTTCGCATTTTCACCGTGAACCTCGTTCGTGCCATTGTCGACAAGCGCGCCAGCACTTACCGCCTACCGCCCCGGCGAACGTTCACCGGCATGGACCAAGCCGCAGGCGACGCCCTGTATAAAGCAATTAATGCCGACGTCGTGCTCAAGAAGGCTTCGCGCTACCTTGAGCTGTCTAAAGCGGTAATGCTTCAAGTGGGATGGAACGAAGAGGCGAACGGCCCTACTCTTCATGTGCTCACCGGCAACGTGTTGGACGTGTTAGGTTCCAACCCTGAGCGACCCGACCGCGTAATTGTCACCTATGCGGGCGAGCGGTCCGACGATACCACATTCGCCGATTGGACACCGGAAGGGTTCCGTCTTCTAAATCATCGCGGCGCGCCGAAGCCGATTGCGGGCAATCCGACAAATTCTAACCCTTACGGTGTGCTGCCATTCGTGCCGTGGTTCGATCGTTTACCGGATGATCAATTCTGGCTTCCCGGCGGTGACGATCTGTTTGAGGCGCAAGATGCCGTCAATGTTGGTCTCGCCAACCTCTGGCGGGCCGTGGAACACCAAGCGCATGGACAGGCATGGGCTTCTGGTATCTCCGCGAATGAGGTTCTGCAATTCGGACCTGATCGCGCCATAGCTCTGCCCCAAGGTGGGCAATTTGGGTTCGCGGCACCGAACGCTCCGATTGCTTCGATCCTTTCGGCGCTGGAATTTGTCCTGAGGGAGACTGCCGCCACCTACGGCGTGGGCAGCGACCTGTTTGATCTCAGCAAGGTAGCCGAGTCCGGCTCTGCCAAGCACGCCGGCCGGCTCGATCTGAAAGAGGTCCGGCAAGATCAGATTGCGCAAGCGCGAACCATGGAAGCGCGTCTGTTCGCCACTCTTCGGTCCGTTGTGAATGTCCATCGACCAGGCACCATCCCAGAGGTTGCCACGGTCGGCATCGATTTTGCTGAACAACAGGACCAGCTCAGCGAAGCTGAAGCGCTCACCAACGCTCAGACCAAGGCCGATCTAGGCGTGTGGTCGCCTGTAGACGTGCTCATGGCGACTAACCCCGATGGCTTCCCCGACCGCGATAGCGCCTTTCGCGAACTCATGCGCCGCCGAGCGGAGGTGCAGGCGCTGAAAATCACATCCACTACAGAAAGCCAATCCAATGACACAGCAGACTCCGCCGGCGGAAACGCCGGCACCACCGGCAACGTCGGAAGCGCCGCCGATGCAGCCTGATACGACCGCCGAAGAGGTTGCCAGCCTGAAGTCGCAGCTTGCCGAAGCCGCTATCACATTGCTCGCCGGGGTGCCGGAGAACCTTCGCGCGCTCATCCCATCGGCGCTGTCTCCGGTCGATCAAATTGCTTGGTTCAATCAGGCCAAGGCAGCCGGCGCGTTCGACAATCCTATCGTGCCGACCACCGATGGCGGCGCACGCCCGGCCATTACTCCCACCACCCCCGATACCTCGTCGCTCCCCGTGCATGCACGTCTCGCGGCGGGCTACGCCAACTAAAAGAGAACCTGAGAGATGCTTACCCAGACCGAATACGCCAAGCTGAATCCGACCCCGCTCCAGAGTGGCGTGGTGGAAATTTTCGCCAGCACGAACCCCATCATGCAGTATATGCCGTGGCAGAACATCGCAGGCGCTGCCTACGTCTACAACCGCGAACAGACGCTCCCCGGCATTGCATTCCGTGGCATCAACGAGAGCTACACTGAGAGCACCGGCGTCGTGAACCAGCTTTCCGACCCTCTCAAGATTATTGGCGGCGACCTGGACGTGGATACCGCGCTGATCGCATGGGGCACTGGCGCTAACGATACACGCGCAATTCACGACGCCATGAAAGTGAAGGCTCTTTCGCTGTCGCACCTCAAAACGGTGTTCGACGGCGATGCTACTGCCAATGCCAAGGAATTTGATGGCCTGAATGCTCGCCTCACCGGCGGTCAGGTGCTCAGCGCCGGCACAAATGGCGACTTTCTCACGCTGGCAATGCTCGACGACCTCGTAGACGCCGTGGCGGGCAGCCCATCGCTTCTGCTCATGAACAAGAAAATGCGGCAGAGGGTCCGCCAGATAGCCCGGACCGTTGGCGGCTTGACGATCAGCAAGGATGATCTCGGCCGGGAAATCGATCTCTATTACGGCGTGCCGTTCGGCATCGTGGAAGATGACGCGGCCGGGGACCCCATCCTCGGCTTCGATGAGGTGCAGGGCTCTGCAAACAACACCACTAGCATCTACGCTGTGGCCTTCGGGCCCGGCGCAATGTTTGGTGCCCAGACCGCCCCGATCAGCGTTCGCGATCTTGGCGAGCAACAGGCGAAGCCGGCGTATCGCACCCGCGTCGAACATTACGGAACCATCGTGCTTGAGCATCCCCGCTGCGCCGCCCGCTTGCGGGGCGTGAAGCTGGCCTAGCCCAATTCTTCCCCATCCTGCGGGATGGGGCAGGGACCCCGCACAGCCGGGGAGGGTCAATTCGGCGAGTGACCGTGCAGCAAAAACCCCGAAAGCCGGTGGCCCAATTACTCCGGGGCGCGACCGGCAAATATCTCAGAAAGAAGCGAAATGTTAGCTGCCATTCGACCGATGCTGAATGAAGAGGTGCAGCACTGGCTGCCACCCGGCCGGGATGTTTTTGGTGCACCGATTGAATCCGGCAAAACCACCCACCCGGCGCGAATTGTCAGCGCGACTACCAAAGCGACGAGTTCGGTATCCCGTGCTGATTTCGCCGATGCCAAGGCACAAATTTGGCTCATCGACCATCCGCGCCCCATCGTCATTGGTGATGTTTTCGACCTTCCTGACATTAGCTCGTTGAAGGCTATCCGCGTCGAAACACGCACCATGGCGACATTCTCCCTTCACAAGGTTTGGCTGTCGTGACCGTCCCCAGCATCATCGTCGGACAGAATTCGTATGTCTCCTTGGACGGGGCCGAAGCGATTGCAGCAGGCCGCTTGTTCTGCCAGCCATGGAACGCAGCGCCCGAAATTACCAAGGTGCAAGCGCTTATCACCGCCACGGCTTTGCTGGACCGACTGCGTTGGCAGGGCCGCCCCTTGGCCCTAACACAACCGCTCGCGTGGCCCCGTGTGCCCGAGCGCTGCCCACCCGGCTACCCGCTGGACGTTGACGTAATCGCGCCGATCATCACGGCGACCGTGGAACTCGCCATCCACCTTCTAGCCTCCGGCGAGATTGGCGGAGGTCCTGCCGTCATGCAGCGAATGCTCGGCGACTCGATGGTGATGCATTTTGCCCACGTCGCGGACGAGTTCCCGAAACATGTGCGCCGGCTAATCGAGCCCTACCTGTCTAGCTCATCTGCGAACGTAGCGGAGGTCCAATTTTGACCGCCGTAGCACACACCGCCTTGGGTGAGCGCGACGAAGGCGAATCGCCTGAACGTCGCCTAATCGCGGCCATCATACTCGCCGCTATCGAGGAAGCACTCGGCATTCCCGCTGCGGGTGAAAGCGCCTCCACCCGAGCCCGCAATCGAGAGAGTGCTTTGCGATGGTTCACCGAAAAGGGGCAGGACTTTTGCGCGTTATCTCTTGCTGCGGGATATGAGCCAAACGCGCTGAGCAGAGCCGCCCTCGCATTCATTGCAGCTCACTCGAACGCTACGGCGGGCAAGCGGGTATTGAATGTCAAAAATATCATGGCTTTCCACAGCATGAAGGCGGCAGCATGAGCACGGCGCTAGAGTGCAATCTGCATGAGCCGCTGATTATCGGCGGTCGCAGGATCGATGGGCGAACCATTGAGGGGAAGCGATTCCGTAACCTCGCCACCGAGCTGGCTGCACAGCTTCAGCGTAGCCCTACGCCGGCCGAACGCCTCCTGCTCATGAACGCCACGACCCTGGCCATGCTGTGCGAGCGCTTCACGGCGGAAGTGCTTGAGGGGAAGGAGCCGGAGGAAGAGCCCTATCGCCGTAACGTGGCGGCGCTGAATGCCGTGCTCATCAAGCTCGGGATGGCGATGCAGTCCCGCGACGTGACGAAGAAGGGCCGGCCGGCGTTGGACGATTTTGGGGCTGCCGTGATTGAGGCGAACAGCAGTTAGGTAGTTCGCTGCGCGGGCTCGAAGCTCGGAACGGATTTTTCGCCGAGGTATCCATTCGTCACGTCAGCAAAACGGGACGCAATATCACGGGCGAATGCCCCATACATTGAAAGCATGCTCCGCACCTCGCCGGTGAACAGTTCCAGTTCCTCGGCCCTGGCCTTCATGGAGTTCGCTACGCCCGGCGATACACTCATGCGCGTCGTTGAAACCCCTGTTTCTGGCGCTCTCTCCGTATTGCCGAGACGGAATGTTTCGTAAATCAAGTCGGTTTTCAATTTTGCGAAGGCCGTGAGGTTTCCTAGCATAGCCGAGTGTCGGCGAGAAAGAAGTATTAGTTCGTCCACAAAGTCGGGCTGCCCTGCAGCAATATAGATCGCAAGCTCCTCGGCTGAAAATTCCACCGAAGGTTCTAGTTCGATGCCGGCAAAAGATGAGACTCGCTGCCACACCGGCATATGCTCGTTGCCTTCGCGATCAGCCTTGGCAATCATACTCTCAACCTGCTCGTGGAACCCACAAAGCGAGTTGACCAGAAGGGCGAGCTTCACAAAAACCTGGTGCGCCGCCCTAATGTCCTGATCACGACGTGCAGCTATATCGCGGGCCAGAACCTCGTCTGATGCTCGCTTTGCCAGCAAACGCGAAGGAATGTAGCTTGCGGCCGCGCCAACGATTGCGCCTCCGAAGCCGGTAACTAATGGAATTACGACATCTTTTAACATCTCGCTTGGGTTTGTCACGCTCAACACCAATATGGCTCCAGCCTATGCGCCCAGGTAAGGGCACGAACTATGCCCCCGATAGTCAACCCGCTAGTCTCAGGCGAGGGGTGGGGAGGGGGCCGGAAATATTTCAAGCTTATCAGAGGGCACGAACAATGGCGAACGAGGCGGTTGAGTGGCTTGCAAACGTCAGCCGGCATTGCCGGAAATTGATTGAACTGGCTGGGGTCGCGATTCGAGACAGGGAGGAAGCCGAGGTCGCGGCAACCCGTGATGCTCTGCGTGCGGCACTGCAGACGCATCGGGATGCATTGCAGGCTTTGTTGCCCGAAGATTTTCCGCGCAGCCGCATCGGTGATTTGAACCGACACATCGGGTTTTGCGAGCCCAATGATTGGTATGACATCATCCTCGCAGACGTTCCAGACATCCTAGCTAAGGCTGAAACCTATGCCGTGCGGAATTTTTCTGAAAATACGCGTGGGATTGAAGAATATATTCACCCGCGTTTCAGGCCACGGCTGGAGCTGGCCATGAGAGCCGATCCACCCGATTACCATGGTCTGATCTTAGCATGCAGCGTCGATCTCGCGACCCTCTTCAAGCGTAAGTCAGGGTCGAACGACGATTCTGATGGAGAAGTAGGACGCGTGTTTAATCGCGAAAATCCCGTGCTGATCGTTCCAGCGGACCTGCAAACGGAAACTCAACGGAATATTCAACGAGGTGCGCTGCTGCTCATGCAAGGCTGGCGGGCCTTCATCCGCAATCCTCATGCCCATGAGGAGAGGCCAACCGATCGGGAGTATATGGTTCACTCCCTCATGCTTATGTCGCTGCTTGCTCGGATCGTGGACGGTGCGCGCGTTGTTGAGCGTGGTTAGACTTCTGCCGCAAATATCCGAATACGCCAGAGGCCCATATCCGCGCGCGAACGAATGCGTAAACAATGGGCGAGGCCCCGCTCACCTTTCTCCGCGCGAAGTCGTTGAACGCCGTGGGACCGTCACGCGGCCACTTGGTTTCCTTGCTGTATCGGAATCGTCCGTTTACGATACATATGTGGGCGGTGTATCGTAAAATAGCTTGCATATGTTTCCGATACAGCTAGAGATGCGGGACACCTTTTCGATACAGGAGTCGTTCCGTGTCTCGCACCTTTGCCTACTGCCGCGTGAGCACCGCCGATCAGACTACCGACAACCAAGTTCGCGAGATTGAAGCGGCGGGGTTCGCGGTGGACCCCAAGAGGGTCGTGACTGAAACCGTCTCCGGGTCGGTGGCAGCCATGGAGCGCACAGGGTTCGCTAAGCTTGTGGACCGGCTTGAGGACGGTGACGTGCTGATCGTCACCAAGCTGGATCGCCTTGGGCGCAATGCGATGGACGTGCGGGCCACCGTAGAGAAGCTGGCCACGGAAGGCGTGCGAGTGCATTGCCTCGCACTTGGTGGCGTGGATTTGACCAGTGCGGCGGGCAAGATGACCATGGGCGTAATCAGCGCCGTTGCTGAGTTTGAGCGTGACCTGCTTGTGGAACGCACACGATCCGGCCTTGAGCGTGCCAAGGGTGAGGGGAAGAAGCTAGGGCGGCCCTCTGCCCTCACGCCGTCACAGCGCGCTACCGTGCTTGCGCGACGTGCCGAGGGTGTATCGCTAGGGTCGCTGGCTGCGGAGTTCGGCGTGAGCCGATCAGCTATCCAGCGGGCAGAGAGGGGGCACAGCCGGTAAGAGGGGCCACCCCACCCCGGTGGGGACCCGCCCTTTGGACAATCGCGAACCTTTCGAATTTTCAGATTGGTTGTTTTGGCAATCGCAACAATGCTGCGATTTCGGCCTGCGCTGTGCTCGCACATGCAGAGTGTAGCGCCGCCGGCTGATCGTTTCCGCACCGGTCTGGCCTCCTATCCGGCTTAACGAGTGCCGCACGTCGCAAACGCCGTTGTCCTCCATCGACCGCTTGAACTGGCCTCACGATACCAGTGCGGCCGAAATCTTGTGGACGATGATGTGCATTGGCCTGCCCGGAGACGGGCAACCGGGACAAGTATTATGGGGCTTCAACCGCCAATGGCATGCGTGAAACTGAGTTGCGTCTGATCAGAAGCAATCAGCTAGACTAGACGAGTCCGGGGCTGACCTCAATCTGAGGTTTTGCGGCCGCGCGGTGCCGTTCGTCCCGGAAATGGTTTGCGCGCCTGTATGCTGTCCGCCTGGGATGGTCGCCTAAGCGCAACGACGCGGCCGGAAATGCGCCGCCCCACCCGTCACCACGGCCAGCGGGCTACCGCAAGCACCTTGATTAATCGTTCTCATTAAGTTCCATTCCCGCCGCTGTGAGAATCGACGACCAACATGCTATCGCTCGTGCCATTCTTGCCGCTCCGGGTTGGGCAATGGTGGGCATCACCGCTCCGGCAGAGATTCTGCGGGAGCATGTGGCACTTGAACTAGCTCGCGCGGTGCTGGACGGTGAGAAGGGTTGCCAAGATGCATCTCCCGATCAGCTCCGCCTTGAGCTCTAAAATTGCCGCTGGACGCCTAGGCGCGTGGACAATCCAGTTGGCTGATTGCGCCCACAAGCTGCCGTTCCGGATACGACGGCAAAGCGGAAGCCTTTATGGAATTCTGTGAATACCGACAAAACGATCGACGACGACTTGAAAATCCCAAAGTCCCTCGTGACCATGGTGGCCCGGTCTAGCGGTTCGACGTCCTACGAATTCTACCACATACCTTCCACCTTGAGTCGGTGGAGGAAAACCCACGAAGTTATCCATATCATGGGACAATGACAGCCAATAAGTGCCGTGAAACTGAGATGCGCCACAATCGGGAGTGGACGTTGGACAAAAGTCTGAATTTTCCAGACCGGTTTGCCAAACGCCTTTCCAAGTTCGAACCGCTTCCATTTCAAAGCACTTGTCTACGGGCAGTTGATTAATTGAAGAAATCCCTGAATATTGCGCCTTCTCAAGACACGAATTAGATAGACCAGGTTCAGCCGTCCGCAGGAATGCAACTTCCTTTTCGGTTATGACTGGGCGCCTTTGATGACACGCGGCGAGCACTGCTAGAAATGCGCATGCACACACCAGTGTGATTGGGACTTTGACCATGGTGAGGTTCTATACCTCAAATGTCCGCTTACCACCAAACCCGGTCTTTCCCTTCCAATTTGTCCATGTCGCGCAATCCTAAAACACAGGCGGGCTATCCCGGCCAAGGCTGAGGAACTCGGCCGGGATAGCTCTCTCAAATGGCCTGGGCGACCGCGCGCTGAAATTCGGCGAAGCTGTCTATGAACAGACGCAAGCTACACCGATAATCATCGTCAAGTCCGCGTAGAACGCCGGTGGACAATGCATCCCCGATCCACCACTTCATCTGCTCAAGCGTTAATTTGCGCTCAGTTATGCTCTGTGAGGCGAACCAATTGAACCACTCTTCAAAAGGTTTAGATTCTTGCGGGTCCAGTTGGTGGAATACTGCGGCGGCCCGGACCATTGCGAGTGTCAACTCGCGTGATTGCGGGAAATTGAGCATGCCGCTTAGCGGGTGCCCGCCAGCAAGGATTGCGGCATATACCGCGTCTGGCCCCTTCGGCTGGGACGGGCTAACGATATCAATCGATCCTGACATTAGAGTGCTCTCCTAAAAACCCATTCGGTGATTCGAAGGGAGCCAGCTCAGATACACATGCTTTCGCCATTGTCTCTTGGCGAATTATTGCGAGTCACTCTCAAGCTGGCTCTCTTGAGGTTAGCCGGCGAAAGCCTCCGCCCATCCGCGCAGCTCTTCCTCCGCCTCAGCTTGCTCTATAACCGCGTAAATCGCGTCGGCTGCTCGATCATATCCAAGCCACAGCAACGCTATGGCAATCTCGGCAAGCGCTTCACGGCTGGCAGAGCTAATCGATTTGTCCATGTGTTCGATCCCAACTGTCGCCGGCTCACACACGGCGGGCGAATCAGTCAGGCACCCCTATAAGGGCAGGGTAGGGGCGCATGGCAACTGACACAGGCTTTAATGAAGGCTCATAGACCCGGCACATGTATGCCGAACATCGTGGCGACGGCTGCGATTACGGCGGCGACGGCAACGCTCATCGTCCCCGCTAGAGTTTTATGTCCCAGCCACGCCAGGACTGGCGAGAGAACGGCCGCCAGTGCAAAAAGGCGCACCGACGAGGCTTTGAGTAGGCGGCGGGCAGCGCTCAATTCTGCTAGGTTTCTGTCGAAATCTGCATCGGACCTCAGGCTGTTGCTCTCCTGCATCCCAGCTTCAACGCGCTCAAGATCAGCGTCCAGTGAGCGTTGGTTAGGGGCGTTGTGATCCAACGTTACGATACGGTCTGAGGCAGGCACCTGACCAGCCTGCTTAACCTGCCGCGCTACGTGCTTCAGGAAATCTCGAAAAAACGGTTCGAGGATTTCAGTCTGAATTTTTGCGACGCCTTCTGCGAAGGCAGAACCTGCCCATAAGAATTTGGCGTTGAAATCGGCGAACGCCATTTGGTCCGCCGCTAGGTGCCGGACTAACCCAAGCGTTTGCGCTAGGCGCTTTGTCCGGTCGCGTGACCAATCAAGAGACGCGCTACCAACCAAGCTGCCGCCGGTTGCAACGCCGGCCGCATACCAAGCATCAAAGTCAACTTCGTCTCTGAACGTGTCGACTACCGGTGCTGCGATCAGTGACCCATCGATGAAGTCTAGCCAGTCGGCGAGCCGCATGCTGAAGTTTTTATAGGAGACGCGGAGAGCGTCAGAGGCAAGGTCTCCATACTCAGACGAAAATTCTTCAAAAGCGTCGTGCGCCAT